TAATACTTACCCTACAGAACCCGCGGTATTAGGAGATCAATTAGAAGATTTATTAAACGAAATGTTAGATTTAATAGGTGGAATGTTAGACGATATTGAGTATAAGGTAGGATATATAGTTACTGTACCTTCGTCTCCTACTGCACCTAATCCTGCTAATACTCCTGTATTACAAAGAAGGAGATCACAAATACAACAATTAAAAAGTGAAATTGAAAATATTAAAAGTTTAAATACTAAATTAGTGTAAAATGTCAACACAACAAATAAGAAATATAATATTTACCCAATTAGACCCTATAATTGATAATGCTAAGAAAAATGCTAAAAATGAGGCAGGTAAAAAACTAAGAGAATTAAAAAAACAAATACCCACCCCCCAAGAATTAGTAAAAAAATTATCACCTGAAATTAATGAAGGTACTTGTAGTGAAAAGGGTAAAGAAAAATTTAGAAAAAATAGTGATATTCAATTGGCTAAAATAGAAAGAATAAAAAACCAATTAAATAAGGGAATAGCAAAACTAGAAAAAACAGAAAATGACTTACTAGATATAATAAATGGAGGTGGTCCCATAGAATTAATAACTAAAATACAAAGAATAATAGAACCTATTTTAAGAATTCTTCAAATAGTAGTAGCAGTAACCCCACTAGCATTAGCAGTATTAGGTGGAATAGGTACAGGTTTAGCAATAGATACAATATCTGAAAAAAAGAAAAATGCTAAAGGTAAAATTGGAGAATATATAGCTTTATTTGCAATTTTACCTTCAATGTTTGCAAATTATAGAAATCAGGCATCATCAATAGTTAGTGTAACTTCTTTAGGAAAAAATCAATTACAACAAGTATTATTTCAAGTAGAAAAATTAGAGGCATTTCAACAATATTTATCATTACAATTTGAACAAGGATGTTTAAATTTATATAGTGGTTTAGATGATAACACAGGTACGGGAGTTTTAGATCCTAATAATATTTTAAATTTAGAACAACAAGATATATTAGATGCTTCTGCTAACATATATGAAGATCTTTTAAATATTTTACAAGAACAAAATCCAAATATAGATTATAGTGATGGGAAACTTGTTAAAAGAATATATAAAATAGGAGAAAATTTCTCTCTTGGTCAACAAATTAGTTACGAAGTAATTAATCCTCTCCTTTTATCTAATAATAATTCTGATTCTACATCAACAAATGATGAATCTTAAAAATAATTTATATTTATTAACAAACACAATTAACAATGAAAGCAAAAACTTTTGAAAATCTAATTAGAAAAGTAGTTAGAGAAGAAATCGATTATGCGTTACGCAGAGAAATTAAAACTCTTAAGGAAGACTTACGTGATGAACTTAAACCAACTATAGTAGAACATACTGAAAAAATAGTTGAAATTCCTGATTCTATTTTAATGAAAACTACCACGGGAACCCCTAAAGATCAATTACAATCAAATTATGGGCAATCTTCTTTAAAAGAAAAAATAATGGGTAAGAAGCCATTCAAAAAACAAAATTTTTCGGGAGATAATACATTAAATGATTTATTAAACGAAACAGCAATGGGTGATACAAATTTAGATTCGGGTAATGCACCTGTAAGTTTAGCTCAACCATTTGCAACAGGAGCTCCATTACCAATGGATACAACAGGTATGCCTGCTGAAGTAGCGAGTGCTGTTACAAGAGATTATAGTGGTTTAATGAAAGCAATAAATAAGAAAAAAGGAAAATAATGCCAATAATCCAAGGAGTAAAAAGAATAAGTCCCTTAGATCTTAACAAAAATGTTACGATTGGGGTAGCTTTTCCCTTGGATGAAACAAATTTATTTAAAGGTACCCAAACTGAAAAAGATCAAGCAAAAGCTAATTTAATAAATCTTTTATTAACTCAACAAGGAGAAAGAGTAAATTTACCTAATTTTGGAGTAGGTTTAAAAAATCTTTTATTTGAACAACAAGTAAATTTAGAATTATTAGAAGAAAAAATCACTCAACAAATAAATATATATGTTCCTAATATAGTTTTAGCAAACCTTAGAACAGGATTATCCGAAGATGGACATACTATTTTTATTAGTATAACTTATAGATTTTTACTAGATAATTCTACTGATAATATACAATTAAATTTTAACTAATGGCTTATAATAAAGTATCAAATAAAACACAAGATAAAGATGTTAAATATCTAAGTAAAGATTATAATTCTTTTAAAAATCAACTTATAGAATTTACTCAAACTTATTTTCCTGAAAATTTTAATGATTTTAGTGAAGGGAATCCTGGTATGATGTTTTTAGAGATGGCTGCTTACGTAGGAGATGTTTTATCATTCTATACAGATACTCAATTAAGAGAATCATTTTTAAATTTAGCTCAAGATAGAGAAAATTTATATAATTTAGCTTATACATTAGGATATAAACCATCTGTAACTAATGCAGCTAACGTAACTTTAGATATCACTCAATTAGTTCCCTCTAAACTAAATGGTTCTATATACCAACCTGATTATGACTATGGTTTAACAATAAATGAAAATTCAACTTTTTCATCAACTGAAGGTCCTTCTTTTTATATAACAAATGATGTAAGATTTGATTTTTCTTCTTCTTTTGACCCAACTGAAATAAGTATATATCAATATGATTCTTCAAATAATCCACAATATTTTTTACTTAAAAAATCAGTTAATGCTATTTCTGCTGAAACTAAAACACAAACTTTTACAATAGGAGATGTTGAAAAATTTAAAACATTAACATTATTTGATACTAATATTATATCAATAGAATCTATAATAGATTCAGATGGAAATACTTATTCTGAAGTACCTTATTTAGCACAAGATACTATATTTGAACCTATAGAAAACACAGCAGCTAATGATCCTGACTTACAGAGTTACAATCAACAAACCCCCTATCTTTTAAAACTAAAAAAAGTACCAAGAAGATTTATTACTAGAGTAAAGCCAAATAATCAATTAGAAATTCAATTTGGGGCGGGTACTAGTGATAAAGCTGATGAACAAATAATACCTAATCCCGATAATATTGGATTAGGAATTAAAGATGGAAGAAGTAAATTAGATACCGCTTATGACCCATCCAATTTTTTATATACAAAAGCATACGGACAAGTCCCTTCAAATACAACACTAACTGTTACTTATTTAATAGGGGGTGGTATAGATTCTAATGTTAACAGTAATACTATTACAGAAAAAGAAACATTATCTATAACTAATAATCCTAATATTAACCCAAGTATGTTAAATTTTGTTAAATCTAGTATATTATCTACAAATGTACAAGCAGCAAAAGGTGGTGGAGCAGGAGATTCTATTGAAGACATTAGACTTAATACAGCAGCTCATTTTTCAGCCCAACAAAGAACAGTAACTAAAGATGATTATATTATAAGAACATTATCTATGCCTCCTAAATTTGGTAGAGTTGCTAAAGCTTATATAACACAAGATGATCAAATATCACCTCTAACAACCGAACCAAATCGTATTCCTAATCCTTTAGCTTTAAATTTATATACTTTAGGATATGATTCAAATAAATATGTAACAACCCTAAACACAGCTACTAAAACAAATTTAGCTACATATTTAGAACAATATAGAATGCTAACAGATGCTATTAATATTAAAGATGCTTTTGTAATTAATTTTGCTTTAGATTTTGAAATAACAGTTTTTAAAAATTATAACAACCAAAGAGTATTATTAGATTGTGTTTCAGAAATTCAAAACTATTTTAATATTGATAAGTGGCAAATTAATCAACCTATTATAATTTCTGAAGTTAAAAATTTAATTGGAGGTATAGAAGGTGTCCAAACAGTAGAAGATATAACATTTACAAATAAAAGTGGTACATTTTTAGGATATTCACAATATAAATATGGGTTTAATAAAGCAACTAAAAACGATATAATCTACCCATCAATGGACCCAAGCATTTTTGAATTAAAATACCCTAATACTGATATTAAAGGACGCGTAACAACATACTAATATGGCATATTACTTTTTATTCCCCGAAATCGATACAACACTATACAGTCATCCTGATAGATCTAAAATGAACACAGGTAATGATGAAATTTTAGAATTAGTTAAAGAAAGAGGAACTACAAACCAACTTTTGTACCCTTCAAGAGTTTTAATTAAATTTAAAAATGAAGAAATCCAATCAGCTATATCTGATGTTATAGGACATACTAATTTTCAAACAAGTACATCTTCAAGTTTACAATTATTTTCTGCTCAAGGAAAAAATGTTGCAACAACATTAAATGTTAATGTATATGCTATATCTCAGTCTTGGGATGAAGGTACAGGTAGATATTCAAATTTACCTACTAGTTCAAATGGAGCTAGTTGGATATATAGAAATAATACTACAACAGCTACTGAATGGACTACAGCAAGTTTCGGAAACGAATCTACGGGATCCGTAAGTGCTTCTGGAAATAACATACTTTTAACCCCTGGTGGTGGTGTTTGGTATACGGGAAGCGAATTTAGAGCTAGTCAACAATTTAAAGTAGGAGATACCTTAGATACTAATATAGATGTTTCATCTATAGTACAAAAATTTAGTGCAAGTTTATTTGCTAGTCAAACTTACCCTACAGGAATTCATAATAATGGATTTTTATTAAAAAAACCAGATTCTGTAGAAATGGATGTATCTCGTAGTTTTGGAGAATTACAATATTTTTCTGTAGATACACATACAATTTTTCCACCTAAATTAACGTTTAAATGGGATGATAGTATACATAATTCCCAATCATTAGCTAAACAAAATGGAGAATTAAATGTATCTCTTTATAGAAACCAAGAAGAATATAATCAAAATGATGAAGCTATTTTTAGAGTTCATGTAAGAGATAAATATCCGGCAAGACAATTTGCTTCGTCTTCTAATTATTTAAATGTAGGATACTTTACAACATCCTCATTTTATAGTGTACGAGATGCTGATTCAGAAGAAGAAATAATTCCTTTTGATACTACATGTACAAAATTAAGTGCTGATAATGATGGAATGCATTTTAAAATATATATGAAAGGTTTACAACCTGAAAGATATTATAGAATATTATTTAAACATGTTAATAACGAAGGTACAAGAGTATATGACAATAACTATTATTTTAAAGTTATAAGATAATGGCTAAACAAAATGTAAATTTATCAAAAACAATTATTAGTAATAAAGCATCTAATAATATTACTCCTAAAGCTTTTAATAATTTAGCTAAATCTAAAAAAAATTATAATCCTGAAGAAATTAAATCATTATATAATGATCTTTTTTATTCTATACCCAAAACAGGAAAAAATTCTCATTCTTTTATAATAGATCAAAGTTTTGATACTAAAACACAAGAAAATTTAATATTAGACCAAAGAGTTAAAGCACTATTAGATGCTAATAATCAAAAAGAACAAGAATATCAAAATACATTACAACCTCCAGCAGAAAATCCATTATATCCTAATGGTTCTTTTTTACAAGCAGGTGATCCTGAATTACAACAAAAATTTCAGGGAATGGATACTGTATATTACATGCAGCAAGGAGTAAAAAGAGAAATATCTAACAATGATGGTGAAAATTCTTTAT